ATAATGGTTCTTTACAGCATCAAACCATTCTGTAATTGCTTTCTTCGTTTCGTCAGCACTTAAACCATTTAACCAGTTTGGATATTGTGAACCCCATACAAGAGCATGGAATTTGAAATGACCATTATTCTGTTTTGCCCAGTTATATGCAGCATCGCAACCACCCCAGTTATAACTACCACGATTACCTTGAATTGATGCCCATTTACATTCATTTTCTGCAGTAATCTGATTCCAGTAAGTACCAAAGTCAGAACGAACTTGACCATTAGTAGTAATATTACCAAGGAATTTTGCTGCTCCTTCGGCCAATGGTGCAGCATTTAGTCCTACCATCAAAGTGAATAATAGAATTAAGATTTTCTTCATTTATTATTCTCCATTGTTAAGGGTGTATATAATTATATATTGTTTCTTTATTTAATATGCGTTGGTTTGTACTACCTCTAAACTGTAATGACAAATCTCTCTGTTCTAGAATGAAAGGACCGTCAACCAATACATCTACATTGGATAAAATCTTATTGGTAATATTTTCAATGTATTTCTTACCACCAGGAATTAAGTCTTTATCCAATACATATCCAGTATACATCCATAGATTTTTATTAGGACATTCTTTCTTAAATTTTTCTATAAATGGTAGAAGTGCAGTTTGGTTTTCTTCTTCAAATGGTTCACCGCCTAGAATAGTCAAGCCTGAAATATAAGATTTCTTACAACCTTCAATTATTTCATTTTCTTGGATTGGTGTAAATTCATCGCCAAAATTAAAATTCCAAGTCTGTTCATTGAAACAACCTTTACAATGATTTCTACAGCCTGAAACGAATAAAGTGACTCTACAACCTTCACCATCAACAATACTCATAAAATCTATATTACTATAATGCATTTTATTTACCTTTATGGAAAATTAAAGGTGGTATTTAACCACCTTTTGTTTAATTAAATATTGTGTCTATCACGAAGTTCATTTAGTTTGCCATCATTCCAAGATTTAGTGATTGATTTACGAGGACTTCCCGTCAGGTAGCCAGTAATTCTTCGGACACGAACAATATGTTCTTCGTCTTCAATTCCACATTCAGGACATTTGTTGTCAATTATGCCGTGATATTTACAATTTAGACAAGTATCTGAATCAAATGTGACTGTGAAATAACCAAGATTTCCTTCATACATTTCATCAATGCAAGCCTTAACAGCAGGAATATTCTTGCTTAAATCACCATTCATCTTATAGTAGAAAATATGACCAGCATTTGTAATTGCATGGAATGGTGCTTCAGTCTTAATCTTATTGTCAAGTGATGTATCAAGTGAATAGTCTATCATATGGCTATTTGTGTAATAACCTTTACCAAATAATCTATTCAAGTCAACACCAGCAAGTTTCTTTTCTTTTTCATATCTATTCTTGTCAATATTTGCAAATCTACCAGCAACGGCTTCAGCAGGTGTAGCAAAACAAGACCAGTTCAAATGAGTTTCTTTTTGACATTTATCAGTAAATTCACGAATATGCTTTACAATGGAGAATGCATACTCGTCAATATCATGGTCAATGCCATAAGTCTTACCAGTCAATAACATCATTGTTTCTGCCAAACCAACATAACCAATAGACAATGTAGATTGTTTCAATACATCAGCAATCTTATCAGTAACTTTATGTGGTTTATCATCAGATGTTAGATAAAGTCCTTGCTGCATTGTAAATGGGAAATTTTCATAAGTCTTATTACAAATCAATGTAAATCTATCAAGCAAAGAACCCTTAACATCTTCAAGGATTGCGTCAAGTTTTTCAAAGAAAATCTTTTTCTTTTCTTCAACATCCTTGGATTGCATATATGTTTCTATTGCTAGACGAGGTAGATTGATTGTATGGAAAGCAAAATTACCTCTACCAGTAGTCTGTTCAGCACCATTGATATTACCAATTACTCTTGTTCTACAACCCATAGTAGAAATTGTTGTTGAAGGAATAATTTGTTTAGCAATTACCTTATTGTCCTTAATTTCTACAACATCCCAATAATCACCTGGAATTTCAGGATTTTCAATTTGATAGATTGGTTCAGGATAAATGGTATTTTCAGTCTTAATATTCTTCAATTCATTCTTACCACGAACTTTCATATCAATAGTTGAACCAACTTCAAATTCCTTTGTATTGTATTTTACATAAGGCTTATTGAATGTAGAATCAACACTCACGAAATTAGGATAGAATCTACGAGCAAGACACTTGATAGAATCCATATACAAATCATAGTTAGGGTCAGTTTCATTCTTTGTATAACCCTTCATAAGTTTGAAGATTAGAATTGGGAATATGGCAGTCAAACCATCACCAAGTCCTTCCATTTGTGATTTGATAAGGTTCTTCGTTACCATTCTACCACAATTAGAAATATCAAGACCAAAGTTCAATGAACTAAATGGAACCTGGTTTCCAGAACGAGACTGTAATGAATTTAGATTACCAATAAGACCTTCCATAGCCTGATGTGTATCTGAATCAGTCTTACTAATTGCTCTATCTACACAATTCTTTGGGAATTTTGCATATAGAAGTTCAATTGGCTGGTTCATTGAAATATTGTCTAGTTCAGACAAATCTATATCAGCATGGTCTTCATTGTATTCAATATAACTATCAATTTCATTCTTTAAGTTCTTCTTAAATGAAATATCTACGAATGGTGCAAGGTCAAAGTCAATGTTATCATCAGCAATTCCACCATACTGTTGATTGGATTGTAATTGAAGAATTACAGCGGTCAATGCAGCAGCAGATTGAATTGACTTTGGTGAACGGAGAAAACCTGTACCCGAATCAAAACCAGTCTTCAATAATTTTCCAACTGGAGCGAATAGACAGTTAAATGTAAGATTGTATTGGTTCAAATCGTGAATATGGATATAGCCATCTTTATGTTCTTGAGCATATTTACGATTTATGTTATTGAGTAAGTTATACATTTTGTTAGTTTCAGATGCAATTTTGCCATATGTTCCAGCTGGAGTAGCACCTGATTCATTAGCATTGTCTCTTAAAATATTGGATGATTTCAAATCACTTTCAGTAATTTCCTTAATTGTTTTAACAATTTCGGATTTTGTGTTTCTAACACGGTTTCTTTCTTCTCTAAACAAAATAAAATTTTTGGCAGCTGCAGGATAGTTTTCCATTAATTCTCGTTCAACGATTGAGTTAATCTCTTCTACCTTGATAGAAGTTTTATTTAGTTGTTGAACAGCATCAATGACTTTGTCAGAAACTTTATCCAAATCATCATCGGTAAAAGTTGTATTAGAAGCAATTAATGCATTCTGAATAGCTGTTACGATTTTGGTAGGATTGAATTTCCTACGGCGACCATCTCTCTTAATAATATTCATATAACCTCTTTATTTGCCTACATTAGTAATAAATTCACATCAAATTTTTTTTATTTGTCAAAATTGGTTTTATATTTATATCAAAATTAGAAACAAATATTATTATTCCAGAATTTTTATATTTTATTTTCACTCAATGCTTAAAAAATGACTAAAGGTTTAATTACCTCTAGCCATTTTAATTTTCTATATCAAACGATTATTCATCATCGCCAAAGAAAGCAGCAGCACGATTTACATAATCATCTTCAAAACTTGGTTTCTTTGGTTCAGGTGGTGTTTGAGTTTGTACTGGTTTTTCAACTGCAGGATTTTGTGTATCATTCTTAATCTCAGTATCAGGTGCAGTTCTAGTATGAACACCATCAGTTGATCTTGTGAATTTACCAGGTTCACGATTAATAACAGGTCTTCGCATTGGTTCACCATCACGAGTTGCTACACGGCGAGAGGGTCTATCATTACCAACATTATCAACGCCAACAACTGGTCTTGTGCGAACTGGCCTATCATTAACTTCATCATCATCGTCAACTACAGGTCTAGTAGGACGAACATCAGACATTTTACGAACACTAAAACCATTGTCAGCCGCAACCTTCTTTGCTTGGTCTAGCTTAGACATTTTAGAAACGGTATATCCATTATCTGCAGCCGTCTTTATTGCCTTAGAAATCATATCTTCCTTTTCTTGTTCAGCATCATGAACAGGACGACGGAATGAAGGTCTGGTATTCTGGTCATCATCATTAATCCTATCACGGAATGATGGTCTCTCAGGTCTCATAGGACGGCGTTCAGGTTCATATTCATCAGCAACATCCTTGAAACGAGGAGTTTCTGCATATCTACGGCGACTACGATAATCAGTATCAGCATCATCCACAGATCTATCACGAAGTGGCTTAAAGCGTGTAGTTCTCATATCATCATCATCATCAAATCTAGAAGAACGGAATGAATCTCTTTCACGCTGTCTATCACGAAAACGATTTAAGTCTCTTTCATCCTGGTCACGTGGTGGCAACACAGTATATCCATTTCTTTCAGCAGTTCTACGAGCAATTCTCAATGTTTCTTTATCAATCATAATTATTCACCTCAAATTATATTAACATGTTAATTTATAGAGTAAAATAAAATTAGTATATTATTTATACTAATCTTATTTTTATTTTTTTTTATTATTATTAAACTTTATTCACATATATGTCTATGAATAACAGCATCTTCATCAACTTCAGTTAGCCAATTCATAGCCATTAACAATAATTTCTTTGTTGGTGCTGTTATCTGTATTTCATTTTCTAATTTTTCAGCATCTACCTGTCTATAAGTATTATATTCTTTCATTTGCATATTTGTATCAATATCAAATGCAGACATAGGTTTTATACTTGGATTTTTCATTTTATCCCAAGCACCAATAGCATCATAAGCGCCATCTTCAGTATAAAATTCAACAATGCCTACATATTCATTAGGTTTAACACTTCTTACAGATTCATCTAGATTAAAAATATCATTGTATTCTTCAGGATTTAGTCTAACCAATTCGGCTTTATCACCAAACCATTCATTTACAATTTTAGAAGCTTGTTTAGAATCCATGACATAGATTTTGTTATCTTTTTGAGTTATTTCAAATACACTATCCCAACCACCTTCATTTGCAAATAGATAGTATTCTTCATTAGCTTCATCTTCAGAACCAAATGTTATCTGCCAAATATTTTGTGTAGCTTTATTGAAAACACCTTCCGTAATATTGAAAGCATTACTTTCTCTATTTTTCAATACTTCTGGATATTTCATTCTAGCATAGTTCACAACACTTTCAGCAACAACGAACCAGCTAGGTTCACCTGCATCATATTCTTGTTTAATGAAATCCTTAATGTAAGTACCAAGTTCCTTAACTTTATTTACATCAATTCTCTTATCAAGATATTTAAATACATTCATTTTCCACTGGTCATAAGTTTCTCCATCAGATACACCATCATCAGGTGTATTATCTTCAGTACTTTCATTTATAAGTTGTGTGTCAGTTTCATTATTATAATCTACGAAACCAGATTCATTAATAAATTCTCTAAATGTGGTATTTTCAGATACAGGTACATTTTTGGATAATTTATTTTTAATATCTCTAAAATACCATTTATAAATATGACCAGGTTCATCATCTGCATATCCAGCAAATGCTTGATTATTGTACCACGGTTTTTCAACAGTTACAATAGTACCATATTTCATTTCAACTTTATCACCTTTATGGAGTTCTTGTTTCCAATTTATTTTTTCATCTTGTTCTTTTTTACCGTTAGTTATCCAATTCCAATAGCCAGTAAAATCTCCAGGATTTTCTTCAGTACTACCAAATTCATTAAGTTCTTTTTTCAACCATGCGGCTACACTAGCATTATATCTCAGACTAGAATCAAGACCAATATCTTTATAACCCCATTCATTACCTAATTTCTTAATTAAATAATAACATACTAGAGGTCTACCATCGGATTTTCTCTTATAGCAGAAGAAATTACCAAAATTCTTTACATATTCCCATAGTGATGAAATTTCAGTTTCTTTCAAAGCTTCTTTAACATCAGCAGGGCTAGTCCATTCAGAATAACTAGACCAACCTTCATTTAATTTTGTAGATTCTTTCATAGCACCATAATTTCTCACAACTCTTTTTATTAATAGTTTTTTACTCATATCTTCCTGCTTTAAATCATGCATACATTTTAAAGCAGATTTATAATCATCAAATTCATCTACAAAATATTCTTCACCTAACGAAGTTTTTTCGAAGACTGCATATACTTCTTTTAGTTTATCAACTGTTGATTCATTGATTCCAACACCTATCCAGTCACCAATTTTGGCTTCTAGTTTATCTAAATCTTGGTTTGCAATTGGATAGTCAATCTCATCAGAATGATATTTAATATAATCAGAAACATCACCTTGGTCATAATCACAGATACCAACTAGATAATCATATAATTCATCTTCGCTATCTATCATAATAATCCTCAAATAATTATACTTCTATTATGGATAATATGGATTAAATTCTTCCAAACCAAGTAACTCCAACACAGCCATACCAAATTCTTCTGTTTCAAGTGATTCTTCAGCCTCTTCAATTTTGCTTAACCATAGTTTACCGGCTTTAACATTGTCTTCATCTCCAGTTTCTTCACCTTCTTTAATTTGTTCACGAACCTCATCTTTGTATTTTTCCAAGGCGTTCCATATACATCCACCCAATACAGTTTCGGGTGCAGAAATTGCAGTAGTTTCATTTAAAATCATATATTTATTTTCTTTCAAGATTTTTTTGGCTTCATCTAATTGCATAATTTTTCTCCATTAATCCCAATGGTCTTCCCAATCTGGTTCACCATCCCATTGATGGAAGGTTTCATATTTATGAATTGAATTCTTAATTCTAAGTGTACCGTCTGGTTTAATTAAAGCAAGAACCGCTTCATTTCTTGATGGATTTTCAACATCAATTGGAACAACTTTACCTTGAGTCAAATCACCAGAAATTGCTTTCTTTGGTAATTCTACAACAAGTGCTTTCTTACCTTTAACATCAATGACTTTATAATAGTCATTGATACACATAGAATAACCCCACATTCTATGATAGATTTCACCAATCTTAACAGGTGAATCAGCATCAGGTGCTTTAGGTGTAGCTTTCTTTACACTAGTTGGTTTTGTAGTAGTTTCACCATTCTTTTTCTTATCCAATAGTTCACCAATCATTTTGAAAGCATCTTCTTTACTTAAATTCTTATTACGATAGTCTTGTTTAGTTAACTTAAATAAAGTCCACAACTGTTTGCTAGTTGCTGGACCTTCCAAGGCCTCGTCTAATTCATAAGATTCATCATTTATAAGTCTATAACCATTTTCTTTTAAAATTTCTTTTGCTTCTCTTAATAGCATATTATAATCTCCAAATTAAAGGGTCTTAAACCATTCCTTAAATGCATTACGAATTTCTTTAGAACCTTTACGGTCTATTTTCTTATTGAATTTTTCAGTAGCAATAGCAATGGTTTCTGCCTTTTCAGGTGTAACTATTGGTTCTTGTGGAGTAACTTCTCTTTCAATGTATAAACCTATAGATTCATTAAGAACCCATTCCGTAGTACGCTGTACTGATTCATATATAGCATCTGAATAACAAGTTTGTCCGGACGGTAAAAATACACTATCTATACAAATAAGATTAAAATCATCTGCAACAACATTATCTTCAAGAAGATTACCAGTACCTCTAGAAGAAACACCCATACGAACACCATCAGAAATTAATGATTCCAATATTTTACCGCATGGGGTAGATAGAACCTTAGCTTTACCCATAGCAAGATTTCCATCCATAACAAGTTCAGTTACAAGAATGGAAGCTTCTCTTGGGTCAATTTCACATCTTTCTTGTGGATGATTAAGTTCACCTAATGATTCGTGACTTTCAATGAGATTTTGGAACTTATTGACTTCTCTTTCTATTAGTGGTTTTGGATATACACGTCCGGTTTCTATTACGGTCTACAGCTTGTAAAAATGGACCTGTAATAAACATTCTTTTTCTACCGGTAGTAGATTCTTCCAACAATTCACCTTTAATATCATTATATGTTTCTTCAGTAATAAGTTTTTTATATTCAACCATAATAAACCTCTTATAATATTTCTATATACTATTTATAAAAGTTTCATTTATCCTCATAGTTGTCTTTCTTTTCCCATTTTTCACGAAATTCCTTAGCATGTTTAATAATCCAGTCTTTTATGGCTTCTTCACCTAAATCTCTATGGGCTTTTTCGCTTTCAATCCATTTATGGATTTCTATTTCTTTAATCTGGTCAGACATATATTTTTTATATTCTTCATCTGTCATATTTGTCCTCCAGTTTTCCATTTTTATCTTCCCACGATTTTTTGAAAGTGTCATATTCAAAGTGAACCCAGTCCCACATAGCCTTCTTATATTCTTCAGACTCATGGTCTTTATTTTTGGATTCACCGTATTCAATCATGGCTTTAATAAAATCTAAATCAAATTTTCGCTTTAATTCCCATTGGTTCATAATTATTTACCTTTTAAACTGTGGAATTATAGCATCATAATCACAAGTTCAACAAACCACCATATATTATTTAGATTTTTTGGGTTGATATGTAAGTGCTAGTTCCTGTTCTGATATGACTTTGAATTTAAACCCCATTTTTCTGCACCATAGTCTTGCTTGTGTCCACTTTTCATGATTTTTTTGTAAGACTTTACAGACCTCTTGCCAAGATTCTATTCTTTTTTGTGTAAGCTTCTTACTTCTATTTAATTCAGGATATATTATTTGTCCGTTTTCATTTAATTTTGGAATTTGTGATTGAGGTTTAACTTCTATCAACCATTTTTCTATTAAACCGGTCTCTAGTCTTGCATTTAAACACAAAGTCAGTAATATATCGGTGAGACTTATTATCAATCTGAGAGAAGTATGGTATTTCTACAATTTCAGAACCGCCACTCTATAACATTTTCATTCAAGTCACACCAATTTGAGAATATGCGTTCCCAACTTGAACGAAATGTAATTGGATGTGCATTATTACACTTACCATTATAATTAAGACATTTGTCTGGATTTCTAGGAACGAACTGTCCTTTTAGATAGTTGTTGTTGAACATTGACATTATAGTTCTTCTCCATTCTCCACAGCATAGATAATATCATCTATTTCATCTTTTGCTTTTTCTTCCCATTTATCTGATAAGAAACTATATAATTCTTCAAATTGTTTTTCTGGTATTTTTCCGGATATACAAGTTTCAATTATTTCAACTGGAACATCGCATAAGTTCAAATATGCCAATAATAAGACATAGACTTTTATATAGTCCAATTCAAATATATTTTCTTTTATGGAATGCTTAATTAGTCTTTCGTTGTTGAAGATATAATTAAGATTAACATATAATTCTTCTAAATCATTCATAATATATTTATTCAATGAAAAAGGCTACCCATAATTGAGTAGCCTTTTATTTTTATATTTTTGGTAAATTAGACTTCAGATGCAACCACACCGGAGTTTCTATCAATAGTAATCTTAACATCAATAAGTTCAATAGCTTCGGCAGGCTGAATTTTCAAAGCAACCACCATAATATGTGGATCTTCTTCATCTTCAGTCACAGAAAGTGCATATTGGATAACACCTTCGGCAGCCTGAACTCTTGACATAAATGCATCAATAGAGTTTTTAGCAGCAGCACGGGTATTGGCCGTATTTTGCTGGAACAAGTAAGGAACCAACATATTTTCAAGTTGTTTTTCAATGTAGTTTAGACATCTACGAACATTGATTCTATTCAATGCAGATTCTTTCTTCAAAGCAGTTTTCTGACCCCAAATGATTTCACCGAAACCACCACATTGACGAGATGTATTAACATTCTGGTCATAGAGTTGTCCGATTTCATCATCGGTCAATCTTGAAAGTTGTCCAGTGGTATATTGAATACCACCACGAGATACACCAGCAGGTGCCATCCACGGATAAGCATACATATCACAGTATGCCATAGCACAAGCACCAGCTACTGATTTTGGTAGATAAATCCAAGAACCAAGTGTTCCATTGTAATACTTATCATATCCACCATATTCAGCAACATAAGAACCATTATTGAATGAGAACATCTTGGCTTCACCAATCTGTCTCTTTACTGTTTTTGATTCCTTAGAAGTTACTTGCACAACGCCAATGTCAATCTTACGAGCAGCGGCAATTTCAGCAATCTTCTTCTGCATAGCACCATAACGCTGGCGGCCATTGAATGTATCAATTGCTTCAACATTGAACAAGATATCAAAATCAGCCTTTTGTCTATCACGATAAAGTTTCAATGCAGTGGTCTTTTCACCCATATTATTTTTCTTGGAGTTAGTACCACCAGTCAACTGATAGATTGCATAGGTCTGTTTTGGTTGAGCATATGTACCAGCACCAGTTCTAGCATCATTTACAGAATTACGAGATACATAAATGTAGTCAGAATGACCATTGATTACATTAGGTGCAAACAATGAATTACCATTTGCATCTTTAGCCTGTGGGTCATTTGATACATAGAAAGATTCAATAGGATCTTTCAATAATGCATCCATACCAAGACCCCAAGCAGCTTCGGCAGTTTGTGATTTAGTCTTTACATAAACATTAATACGATAAACCTTAGTCCAAGTCAATGTATCAGGATCTGTATTTGGGTCATCAACCTTATCTTCATCGTCAAAGCGATATTTCCAGTTGAAAGCATTCTGGTGATTCAATGCAGCAATATCAGCACATTCAGTAGTAATAATTGAAACACCAATATCATTACCATATTCACCAGGTCCAATTGATGCGATAATTAACTGATTATTCTTGTTAGAAACATATTCTTCAATATCACCATTACCTGGTTCATCGTCAGATTCAATGGATATTGTATAACCATCTTTATATGTTTCGTTAGTAGAATTGAGAACCTCGGAGGTAGAGAATGCAACCATCTTAGATATTGCTTGGGAACCTTCTTCTTCTTTTTGAAGACCATCTTGCCAAGGAATTACAACACCACCAGGTTTATCCTGAACATAAGTTGCTAATGTTGTTGGCTGTTTTGCATTCTTTTCTACGATAGTCCAGAACAACCATTCATTATATCCATTACCATCATTCTTTGAACAGAATTCTCTCCATTCATTTGTATAGATAATGACATACTTAGGTTCATTTTCAGTATCCTTTGTACCACCATCCCATACACTATAATATTTAAGTAATGAATACTTGTCTGAAATAATTTCTTCAACATCAATACCATAGTCAGCGGCAACCTTTGTTACGATGTCAATGCTATCCTCTGCATTGTAAAGCTGGTCAATCGGAGTACATTCAATATCTTCCTTATCAGCAAGAGCTTCTTGTAATGTATTCATACCATATTCACGGTATTGAATACCAACAGCCTGACTAACAGTTTCTGTAAATGCTGTTGTATCAACATAGTAAGTCTTATCAGTGACATCATCCCAGTCTCTAAATTGGATTTTAGAAGCATTAGCAGTAGAACAATAATCCTCTGTTGCTTCAGCACTACCAGCAAAGAAACTTGTTGTATTGAAAATTTCCTGATAAGTAAATGTTGTTTCAGTTGTATCTTGTTGAGCACTAACAATGGAATTGCGTAATTCTTCAGTGAAATATGCAGATACTTGTAATGGAAGACCATTCAATGTATCATTGTTTGGAATTGAGAATGTAGTCTTATAACCCTTAAATGCAGAAACAGCAGTTGATTCAGTATCAGCAGCAGAAACTACAATTGGATTATTATTACATTCAAAACAATCGGCATTCAATCCACCAGAAGTCCATGCAGCAGAAGTCAAAATCAAATCATCAAACTTCTTTGTGACTTCACCATTGTATCCAACTTTAGATGCAAATTCAACATAAGTACCATTGTCAACTATTACTGCAGATGGGTCTAAGTCACTATCACTACCTGTTGCAAGGGTCTTATATACAGCAATAGATGCAGGTGTATCAGAAATCAAATCCTGAACTTTAGCAAATTGTGCTTTCTGTTTCAATGCGAAAGCAGATGTAAAACTATCACTCTGCCACTGACCATTTTTCAATAGTGCAGAAACAGTCACACCTGTATCAAGCGGACCAATCAACTTTAACTGAGAATCATCCTCATTGTTGATATATTTAAATTCAGATGTATCTTTAGAAAGATAAGTATCATTTATATCAGCATCAGAATATGGATACTGAATTTGAGCATAACCTTCATCACCCATTGTTGCACGAACACAAAGCAACTGATTAGATACAGCAAGATAGTTTTCTGCAGCAAAATGACCATAATCGTCTAGATTTTCAGGTTCACCATAAATCTGTGTGAAATGGTCAAAAGATGATGTAAGAACTCTTTGGTTTACAGGGCCTTTATTGGATTTAAGAACAATAGCACCAATACCAAGGCCTGGAACAGAATTTGAACGGATTGTATTATCAGTCTCGCTAAATCTTATTCCTGGAACGCTATATTTAGCCATAATTTAATTCCTCATAAGAATAAACACAATAATAATTTCACTCACTCACAATAACAATTATATAATGTATTTATACTTATAGCACCCTAAAACTGGGTGCTTTTATATTAAAGCTTCAATAGTGCTTGTCTAGTTTGACCAGGACTTTCAAATTTTATTCCCTTACCACCAGCCATTACGAAGGCTTCTATGTTTTTACCAAAATCATCTATAAGTAGACTTTTTGGTGCAGCGAATTTGGCTTTATCTTTTCCAGATTTTACGATATAAATGTTCTTATTTGGTATTCTACAGTTATTTCTAAGCCATTCCAATTTACCATTTACACCATCATCATAAGTAACTTGAGATAAAATACACAACTCTATACCATGTTCATCACAGAACTTCTCTAACCAGTAATAGAATCGTTCTCCTTCTTCAGTCCATTTCATATATGCCCAAAAATCTATACCAGCAGCATGGACTTTTTCCCAATCTACTTTATAATGCTCAATAGCACTTAATTCTTTACAAGCACCACGAAAATCCGTTATAACTCCGGTCCATGTCAAGATATATTGTATCTATTAGATTGTTCATATATTATTTATATCATTTTCATCTATGTTTAAAAAGCTTTGTCTATTCTCATCCAATATTCTATATGTCAATTCACCTATCTTTATATTACACTGTTCTACATCAGTTTTTGAATTTGTATCAATTATACCAAGATAAGCTTCATCTTCAGGAACAGTAAATGTATAATATGGTGTTTCAAATCTATATTTCACAAAACCTTTCCAAGAATCACCATTCCATTCTCCAGTTCCATTATAATCTTCAAAATCATATCCATTATTAATTGTTTTTGGATTTATGTCATGACATAATATAACACCACCATTATTTAAGTATTTAATAGAATTTTTTATATCTTTATATACTTGGTGTCCTTCATGTAATCCATCTATAAAAATGCAATCATATTTCTTGTGGTTAATCTTAAAAAATTCGTCAGAAGTAAGTTCAAAATCTGCTTCAGCATTTGAATCTGGGTCTATACAAAATTTTTCTCTACATTTAATCTTATCAAAATTATCAGCTTTATGTCTTGTACCTATTTCAAGATAAGATTTTAATTTATACTTTTTTATGAATTTGTTTATTATTTCACTGCGATGCATTTATATAACCATTTTTTCTTCTAGCAATTTAACGTCACAAGGATATATTGGTTCACTTATGATTGGCAATACATTATGTTTCTTTGAATAAACTCTCCAATAGCAATTAGAGATTCGTTCACCTAAAAAACCTAAAATTCTAGTAGGTTCATGTGTGTTATTTTGTATCTTTGTTTCTTCATTTAATTTTTCAATAGTTAATTTTTTATCTTCTTTAAATTGGTTTAATAACAAATATAAAGTATCTATCCAATCATTAAATAATTTTCTAGGACATGAAGCCATATTGTAACAAATCATGTAGTTATCGTCAAGTGACTTTATCCATTCCGATTTAAATTCATATGTTAGATTAGATTCCATTACTAATCTAGTTAGGTATTCCAAATCTTCTATATTGTGAAATGTGGCATACATTTCTTTTACTGAGTATTTAAATTTAAGTGGAGTAGGTATATAAATCGTTTTATAATCTGGTAACATGAATCTACGTCTATAATGATTAACTACCACCCAATCAGATTCTATATTATCTCTAACATAGAATAAATGGCTTATTTCGGAATATAATTTGTCATTATATAATTTACTATCAAAATATTGTATATGTGGTAGATTTGTTTTTATTTTATTTGGTGAAATTACTAAAAACTTATTTAATGAATCTTTGTCTAAATCAGTCCATTCAAAGTCTTTATGTGCCAATACTGCATTCAATATTTTCATACCATATCAAAAATAGAAAATCACCTATATTACTAGGTGATTTATAAAAAATTTTATTTACAGTTAAACTTATTCATCATCTTCTTCAGTTTCTTCATCTTCATCTATATCAGATATCCATTCATATTCACGAGCCATATCAGCAACAGCATCTTCAGACATATATCTAAGTGCTGCTTCAGCGACATCTTTCCATGATAAAATACCTTCATCACACATTTCTAGAACTTTAGTGGTTGCTTCACGAACCCCTTCATTTAGAAGATAGTCATTTTCAGAAAGAATTCTTTTTGCTTCATCTAATTTCATACTGAATCTCCATTACTTATTAGGACAGTTTGCATGTATGGTTTGGTCAATGTAAAGTCCAATATTAGACAAGATATCTCTCAAAGCAATATTTGATTTTTCAGCAATAGCCTTACGAATATCCTGACAATATTTGATATAATCATCTTCAGATTTGAAATCAGCCTGTTGAACAGCTTGTTTTGTTGCATATTCAACGATAGCCATACCAATATCTTCACCAAGTTTCTTTAGACCAAGTTTCAATGAAGAATCAGTTACATATGGTGCTAGAAGGCCAGTCTTACCTTGTTGAGCAGGCTGAGCAGGCTGTTCTTTAACAGGTGCATCTGCATCTAGTGGTTCATTCATTATAGTTCCTTCTTCATTTAATCTATTGTGATAATAACTTTTGAAATCCATTTTTATATCTCCATTAAATTCTATATTCTATTTATTTTAGAATGAATCCTCGTCTTCAGCAGCAATCTGGTGACAAATTTCATCTAAGTCTTCTGTATTTGAAAATCTACTTCCATGTGTATTTAGTACATATTTCTGAAGTTTGCGATATTTTCCTTCTTCATCTAAGTTCTTATAGGCTTCTGTATCACGAAGTCTTCTCAATGTCTTATCTTCTTTGATTTCCAATGCCAAATCAGTAATGGTATTTTCCTTTAAGAACTTTCTAAAATCTGATTTAATTTCAGATTCTTCAAAAATTCTATCCATAGCATTTATGTACATATCTTCATCATAATCTATGGTCAAATCAAGAACTTCACCAAATTTAGCTTCACATTCATCTTCAGTAATACCAAGATTGTCAGAAACATAAGTCAATAGGTCAGCTCTAGTAGGTTCAATATCGTTTTCTGTCAATTTTTCTAGATAAGAATCAATGGCATCATCCAATTCATCTCTAGTAACTTCAACTAGCATATTATTGGAAATCTGACTAAAGGATTCTTTATAGATTTCCTTCTTTGCTTTCTTATAGTCAGCAATCATATTCTTGACCAATTTTCCTACTGTAGCTGAATTATAAATTGGTTTAGCCTTAATAGAATTGTTTTTCATCATAGAGGCAAATTTTGCGTGTTTCTTTGCCTCACCACCAACTTTAACTGACAAATCACCATTTTCCAATACTTTAATAGAGCCAATTTTTGCCTTACCTATAATGGTACGGTCTATAATATCATAAGTGGTATCATCAAACTTTTCAATACCAAAACCAGCATTTATGAATATTGGAAGAATCTTAGAAATAAACTTATTTTTTGCTTCCATATCAAATAACTCCTAAAAATGTATTTTCTATATTTATAATTTTTT